CCAAAAATACGCTACAATTTAGTTGGGACAGCACCCAAAAAACACATATTTTGATGGAGATTAAATAATGACACTTATTGATTTAGGCAAGCTAAGATTTTACTGGGCGGACTCATGGAGTTCAGCAACAGAATACGAATTAAACGATGTAGTTAAATACGGCGGCAACGCATACGTTTACACAAATGCACTAGCAACAACAGGTAATCTCCCAACAAATACCACATATTGGAAAACAATGGTGGAAGGAATTAATTTCCTTGGTGTTTATTCAACAAGTGTTGGCTACAAACCAGGAGATGCTGTAACACATGGCGGAAATCTATATCTATGTGAAAATCCTTCAACAGGCAATACCCCACCAAATTCAACATATTGGTCAAAGATTGCAAGCGGAATTCAGTATGAAGGCGTATTTAGCACAAGCTCACAATATCAAAAAGATGATATTGTAAGTTACGGCGGAAGCGTATATATTGCATTACAAGACACAATTACAAATGCTCCATCATCTTCAGCTAACACAGCATATTGGGCAAAGCTTGTAGATGGAACATATCCAGATCAATCTGGTAACGCAAACAAAATTTTAAAAACTGATGGTACATCAGCTTCATGGACCGATGCAATATCAATTGCAAGTGGAACAGTTTCTGCAGATTTAACAGTTGGAGACCAAGCATTTGTTGGTCCAGGTGCTGCAACATTTGCAGGATCAACTGATGCAGATTTAACAAATCCAGCACTTGTTGTTAGATTTGATAACGGTCAAACAGAAGATTCATTCGCACAAATTGCATTCCAAAATGATGATCCAACATCTTCAACCGACATTATTGCTTACATGGATAATGGAACAGATTCTGAAGGATGGGTTGGAATGGGTATCGCAGGATCTCAATTCAATGATGCAACCTATGGAATTACCGCTCCTGGAGACGGATACATTTTTGCTAATACAAAATCAGGAAATGGTCGTAACGGAAACCTTGTAATTGCTACAGGTGACGCAGGAGATCAAAATAAACTAGTATTTGCTGCAGGTGGTTTTGCAACTGGCGACACACAAATGTCTATCACTCCAGCATCAACAGGAGTAGATGGAAATGTACATATTGAAACACCAACCGCTTCTGTTTCTCCAACAACTGGAGCCCTTACAGTAGTAGGTGGAGTCGGTATCTCAGGAGACGTAAACGTTCTTGGAGATATGTCAATCGTTGGTAACTTTACATTCGGCGGTGGTTCAACAAGCGCTGAAAACCTATCTGTTACTAACCCATTAGTATTCGTAGGTAATCAGAACAACGCAGATACACAGGATCTTGGTCTTGTAGGTGAGTACTCAGTACCAGTAGTTGTTTCAACAGCAACAATTTCAAACATAGCTTTAACAGATAACGTAGCAACAATTACTACTTCTGCCGCTCACAATTTATTGGTCGGAGATAGAGTAACAATTGCTGGAATAGCAGCTCCAAATACTGCCCTAAATGGAACATATGCAATTGTAACAGTACCATCTGCAACAACCTTTACATATGCAAAAACAAATGCAAATATTACATCTGCAGCAGCATCAGGTACAGTAGATGCTGTAACACGTAGAGAATTTGCTGGAGCAGTTAGAGATGCATCAGATGGAGTATTTAAGTTCTTCCAAGATGCAGTTACAAAGCCATCATCTACAGTTAATTTTGCAGAAGCAGGATTGACATATGCTGATATTCAAGTTGACGATATTACAGCAGATCAAATTACAGCAACTGGTAATTTAACAGTAGCAACAAATAGACTTACAGTAAATGCATCAACTGGTGCAGTCGGAATGTCTGGTCTACTTAGCGCAAGCGGTGGAATCACATCAACTGGCACATTAACACAATCTGGCGGTGCAGTATTTACTGGCACTACAGATATACAAGAACTTCGTGAAACAGTAGTAGATGTAACACTTGCTTCAAACGTAGCAACACTAAATTGGACGGCAGGGAATATTTATTATATTGCTAACGCTCCATCTGCAAGCATGACATTCAACGCAACAAATGTTCCAACAGATAACTCTAAGATTATGACCATAAACGTTCTTGTAACTCAAGGATCAACTGGTTATATTCCTACAGTATTTCAGATTGATGGAGCATCAAATACAATTCGTTGGGCTGGTGGAACCGCACCAACTCCAACGTCATCTGCAGGAAAGATTGATATCTTCTCCTTTACACTGCAAAGAACTTCAGGCGGAGCCTGGATAGTATACGGATCATCTTCACTAAACTTCTAAAGGAGAAACTAAATGCCATTTATTTCTAGCGTAAGAGGCTCCTATGGAGCACAAGGCCGTTTTGGTAAAAGAATATCAACATTAGGTCGCAACTCTTCTAATCCAGCAAATAGTGCTAGACACATTCTAAGTGATGATCCAACTGCTCCTTCTGGAATATATTGGATAAACGACGGAGTAGATACTTTTCAAGTTTATTGTGATATGACACGGAATGGCGGTGGCTGGATGCTTGCTTTATCTATTCGTGGCGGTAACGGAAATGAGGTTATGAATAGTGGTGCTGCTGGAGTTTCAATTCCTCAGTATCAGCCGTCTAGTACATCAAATTGGGGCAAATTTTCTGATGCAAGAATTAATAGAATGCGTTCTCGTAGTCAAACTACAGCTAACGGATACACAGGTAACTGGCCATGGTGGATAGAAGGAACAGGCGGGTTTAGTGACAGCACTTACGCATCAGGTGCAAACAGCAACCTTGGAGGTACAATTAATATGTTTGTATATAAAGATGCTCAAACTTTTGAAGCATTTGCTTATCCTGGTGATGCTGGAGCTCCATCTCCATATAATGGAGGATCTCAACGTCCTGAATGGCGTAGAATTAGAAATGATTATAATGAAAGTACTACATCTTATGTAGACGTAGGTGGACCAAATTCTGGTACTCGTGGTTGGGGACACCATCATCAACCAACACAACCTGATTATACAAATCCAAGATTTTCTTACTGTAGGCATCCTGAATCAGGAGGAACTTGTGCTATGCGTTCTGATCCGTGGGGTATCCCAACTTTTGGACATTTTTGGGTTAAGTAATGCCAGGATACCTAAGTAATAGATTGATTTCTCTAAACCCTGCCCAAGATGTGGCGGCAGTAGAATCAGACCTTACAGCCCTAGATACTAGAGTAACAGAGGCGGAAGCAAATATAGACGATCTTAGCCTTAACATAGGTGTTTAAACCTATTTAATGCTATAATTCTTTGAGGAGTTAAAATGACACTTGCAACAGAAATTGGTTTAGTTAAAACGGAAATAGCCTCATCGCTAGCCGCATCTTTATATACCGCAAAGGATCTTGTCTATATAGCCAAGGCTATCGAAGCCCTTGCAAATGCGGAGGGTTCCACAGGAATCTTTACAGAAGCAACAATTAGCACAATCCTATATGTTGGCGATAACGCTAACGACTTTGAGGATACAGGTAATCTTACAGATCCAATTGCAGTATTTAGCAAAGTAGGCGGAGCAAGTTCATTCGCTCAATTAGCATTTAGAAACGAAACATCAACTTCATCCACAGATATTATCGCATACATGAATAATGGCGATGACTCTGAAGGATGGGTCGGAATGGGTATTGCAGGTTCCGCCTTTGATGATACAACATATGGAATTACAGGACCTGGCGATGGATATATTTTCCATAACACAAAACCAGGAACTGGTCGTAAAGGTAATTTAGTTTTAGCAACAGGCGATGCTGGAGAAGAAAATAAGCTAGTGTTTGCAGCAGGAGGTTTTGCTGATTCAACAGCTGTTCAGATGGAAATTACACCTGGACAAAATGTTCACATAGAAATTCCTACAGCATCAACATCACCATCAACTGGTGCGTTAACAGTGGTCGGTGGTGTAGGTATTCAAGGCGATATTAATATTGCAGGTAACGTAACATTTGGTGGCTCAGGAACAACTCTTGAAACATCAACACTTGCAGTAGCAGATCCTCTAATTTTCGTAGGAAATAATAATACAACAGATGCAGTAGATCTAGGTCTTATTGCAGAATATGGAACGGCATTAGCATCAACATTAACTAATACAGTTACCAATAAAGCATTAGCAAGCAATGTTGCAACATTAACCACAGGAACTGCACATTCATTAGCAGTTGGAGATATTATTGTGGTCGGCGGTGTAGACGCTACATTTAATGGTACACATGTTGTATCCAGTGTTCCAACTACAACCACATTTACATTTGATAAGACTGCAGCAAACGTAACATCTGCGGCTGTAAGTCCAGTTGGTACAACATCTGCTTCTACAAAGCGCAGATTTGCAGGAGTTGTACGAGATGCATCAGATGGCGTAATTAAGGCATTCAAGGATGCGACAACCAAGCCTTCAGGTTCTGTAAACTTCTCAGAGTCAGGGCTTGCATATGCCGATATGAGAGTGGCGGCAATAACAGCAGCTTCAGCAACAATAGGTTCAGTTACAAATACTGAAATCGGATATTTGTCTGGTGTTACAAGCGCAATTCAAACACAATTTACAGCAAAAGCACCTCTGGCATCTCCAACATTTACTGGAACTGTTACCGTTCCATCAACAATTACATCTGGATCAGCAGTAATAACTCTTCCAACAAGTACATCAACGTTGGCTACAACCACTGATCTTTCTTCTTATTTAACATCATCAACTGCATCAACTACATATGCACCGCTTCTTCAAACAACATCTACTCCATCATTTACTACAAACAATTACACACTAGTTGCTGGAGATAAAGACAAGATTGTTCTTGCTTCAAATGGCTCGTCAACTGGAACAGTAACAGTCCCTGCTTCTGTTTTTGCAGTAGGTTCAGTTATCACAATTGTTCAAACAGGAACTGGTCAATTAACATTAACAGCAAGCGGCACAACAATAAATTCTAACGGTTCTAAATTAAAACTAAATGGACAGTATGCTTCATGTCAATTAATTTGTACAGCAAGCAATACATTCTTAGCTATCGGTAACTTGGCGGCCTAATATGAGCTATCCAATATTATTTGGAAATATGGCTGGTCAAGGCGGTTTGGATGGATTAACCGCTGCTACTGCTGCTCCAAGTGCTCAATATTTATATGATAGTGGTATAACAACAAATGGAGTTTATTGGATTACTCATCCAACAGTAGGCGCAAAACAAACATACTGCGAATTTAGAAATAATGAAGGTTGGATGTTGATAACAAATATAAAATCTAATTACTACGGAACTACAGACATGACATGGAATGATAATGCTAATTGGCGTTATGATGGCTCTAATTTAGGCAGCGTAACAAATCCTTGGACAGGTACTGGCCATTACAGAGACAGAGATACTTGGCGGTATTGGCCGACAAATAAAGTAATGATTAAAGTGCATAATAATAACACAATGTTTGGTTCTGGGTCATGGGTAGCATTCCAATTGACCTCTACATATCAAAATCAACCTTTTAAAAATATTTTTTCAGCACCAGCTGGATGCCTAGGAGGATCTCAAGTTTCTAACGCTTGGTATGCTCAACAGGGTATGGCAACGGGCGGAAGTATAGGAGCAACTACTGGATACGCAACTAATTTAGATTTTTGTCCAATATCTAGAAATATTGGACCTAATGGACATTTAAGAGCAAATCATATGTGCGGAAATAACGGAGTTAGGCTTCTTACATCTTTTCAAGTTTTAGAAAGTAGTAATCAAGACAACACGGTAGGCCTTGCAAATCATCATTGTTTAAATAATATTGGAAACATAGATACCGTTGCTTGGGACACTGGATGTGCTTACAATGGAACAGTCTTTGGATTTATAAATGTAACATCCGATGGTGGAGGTAAAACTGCCCCATACGATCAAAGACAGTTTACTTCTCAAGTATACCCAGATAACAGTAATGCTCAAGCAGCTTCATCTGTTGTTCCATATGGTGGACCATATTATCACTATGCTATTTATGTGAAATAAATTTAAAACCTATTGTGATAAAATAACATTATGACATATCAATTAAAGGTAATCAAAGATTATCCGATTGGCTTTTGGCCGTTGGATGAGTCTTCGGGTACCACCGCCTCAGATATTTCGGGGTGCGGAAATAATGCTACATATGTAGGATCACCTGCAGCAAATATGTTACCAATTATTCCAGGCGGTGGTTCAGGAACCAAGATAACAAATACCGCCTATATAACAGTACCAACATCAAAAGACTTTTATGGCTCATCTGTTTCAAATGGGCTCGGCAACAAATACTCTTCAGACAATGACTTTACATTAGAATTATGGATTAGTCCATCTATTCAATCATCAAATGTCACAACTTTATTTGCAGATACAACAGACGGTATTGGATTATATTGGGAAAAAAGCGATATTGTATTTAAGGTATCTGCAACAGAACAAATTAGGTGGGCATTAACATATAGCAAGAAAGCCATGCACATTGTAGGCGTATATTCTGTAAACTCTATTAGCCTATATATTGATGGCACACAGGTCGGGCTTAAAACAATAGATCCTAATTTTAAATTTACTAACACATCTTTAGACCTTCAAATTGGACCAACATCTGATGCAGGCGATTCATTTGTTGTAGATGCTCCAGCAGTATATCGATATGGATTAAATTCTACAGCAATTACTAGACACTATAATGATGCTAACTATTATATCCAGCCGATCCATGTAGTAAATCCAGAAGATGGCGTATTGTTCTCCTGCTCAGATAGAACAAAGAAAATAGATTTTAGTTACACATATGGCGTAGATAATGAGTGGGAAGATTTTGTAAATTCAGATACCTATTATGACGATAAGGGTAAGTACTTGGCTTTTATTCCAACTACAACTGTTGAATCTAAATCGTTTGTAATAAATGACTTTTTATTTATTCCTATGGAGTCAGGTTTTACCGATTCTAAAATTGAGTGGCGAAATGAATTAGGGGTAATAGTTGAAACAAGTGTTGACGGCACAAACTACCTACCTTGCGTAAATGGAGAAGCAATACCTCAATATAAAAAAGGCGGGTTTGGAACAAGTGGCCTTTTATATATTAGAATAACCATGAGCACAACAGATGCTAGCAAATTCCTTCCAAGACTCTCATATTTCTCAATTAGATTCTATAGTCAGTCTCGAATATATGCAGATAACCATAATAGCTATATTGAATCTGATAATCAATTTGCAGTAGGGTCTTTAAATTATTCCCCTATTTTAAGACATTACAATAATGGAATTAGACCAAATTCAGGGTATGGATTTAAAATGAATACTGGATTAAACATAAATACTATAGAAATGTTCTTTACCCCTAAAACAACTGGAGCAAATACTTTATTCTATGATCCAACTACCAGCACGAAGTATGCCTGGAATGGGTCTGGAACGGTCTCTAAGGCCTCTATAAGCGCCTTTTACGTCAATGGGGTAGATAAGACCTCACAGACCAATATAAGCAATTTCCTGGTCGCTGGAGAGCCTCACCACATAGTTCTTGTATTATCTGCACCAGTTACTGGAAACCTTCAATTTAATTATGAAACAACAGGCGGGCCAGATAATCTATACAACAATATAGCAATATATAATCGATCCTTAACTCAAGCAGATGTGACAACTCATTTTAATTTATATTGTGGCAGACCATCTACTGTAGTCACCGATCCAGTAATTGACCTGACAGAATTATCTCCAGTTTATTATGATAATGACTGGATAGTGCTACAAAGTATATAATTTTGTCAATCCCCCTGACAAAAAGCTGGACTTAGACCGTAAAGAGTGGTAAAATAAACTTCTATGGATATTGGTAAAGCAAATACTAGGATTCTGCAAGAGGAATCAACACTTGGCATCTATGTCTGGGAAATGCCAGACGGAAGATGGATTGGAGACGATGATGGGAACTTTCTTTCAATCACGTCCAAAAAAGGAAATAGATCCAGAATCGATGCTTTGGCTAGAGAGGTTCGCTCGTACGGTATTTATGAGGGCCAACCTAAATTCCTTTCTGCCAGACGAAAAATTACAGATGAAGAATACGCAGAGCAAGAGCAAAGACTTAGGTGGGGACTAGTTCCAGATCCTTTGGATATTGGAAACTATAAAGACGAAATGAAAAACTTGAGGGCAGAGGGACAGTAATGATTCAATACGAAGAAGATGATAACTCACAAGAGATAGCAATATCTAATGTTGCAGACTGGATGAAGTTTAATACTCCAAGAGAGCAAACAAGCACTGACCTATTTAAAGTAAGCGGAGAAGACCTCACAAAGATATCAGGATTAAGTCCTGCATTCCGTCGTAAGATGAGCAGAGAATTACAAAAAAGATTCCAGGGTATTGAAGGAACTGAAACACAACAGAATTTATTGGCACAAGCAATTACTGGCTATGCCATGTTCGATCTCATCGAGCCACCGTATAATCTAGATTATCTTTCAACCATTTACGAAATTTCACCATACAACTACGCAGCTATTAATGCTAAGGTTTCTAACATCGTAGGACTTGGCCATGACTTTATTGAAACACGCAAAACACAAGAAGCATTTGATAACATTACAGATGAAAAATCTCTAGACCGTGCACGTAGAAAATTAAACAGACTACGTCAAGATTTATACGAGTGGCTAGAACAATGCAACGAAGAAGAAACATTTACCGAAACACTTATTAAAGCTTACACAGACGTTGAAGCAACAGGAAATGGATATATCGAAATCGGCAGAACATCTGCTGGACGAATCGGATATATTGGACATATCCCAGCAAAGACAATGCGTGTTCGTCGCCTTCGTGACGGCTTTATTCAATTGCTATATGGAAAGGCTGTATTCTTCCGTAACTTTGGAGATCAAGAAACAGAGAACCCAATTGCAGGCGGACTAGATAGACCAAATGAAATTATCCACCTAAAGAAATACACACCAACAAATAACTACTATGGCATTCCAGATATCGTAGCATCTTCAAACGCTATGGCTGGAAACGAGTTCGCTGGCAAGTATAACCTTGACTACTTTGAGAACAAGGCCGTTCCAAGATATATCATCACTGTAAAGGGTGCTAAATTATCAACAGAGTCTGAGCGTAAATTGCTTGAGTTTTTCCAGGTTGGTCTAAGAGGCAAGAACCATAGATCACTATATATTCCACTTCCACCAGATTCACCAGATTCAAAGGTTGAATTTAAGATGGAGCCAATTGAGGCGGGAACTCAAGAGTCTTCATTTAACGTGTATCGT